TTTCGGCGGTGGCAACTTGCGAAGCGTGTTGAACGTCTTCGCGCGCATCTTCTTTACAAACTCATCCAATTCTCGGTGCCCGCGATCAATGTCGCCGCCACCGAGATTGGTCACATCGTCTGGATGGATCACATACTCGCCACCAGCGGCAACGATGGGGACAGGGGCGGCTGAAGGAGTTAACTGCCCACCCGCCGCCTTTCCCTTTTGGCCGGGCAGGCCAAGGTAAGCGCTCGCTCCCGGCAACCCAGACATGTATGGGATCGGATTAAAAATAGAACTAGGCTTTACAATAGGATGAAAGATTGACTTGGCGACTTGGAAGCCAGCCATCGTATTGCCTTCGCCCATGGCCGAAATGATGTCGGCAGGGATGACATAGGCCCCCGAAGGAACGTGCATGGGAAGATGGTCAGTGCGACCGGCAACGGGACTGTGGATCGGCCCCACATGGATCTTGGAGGTCTCGGCGGTCGCGGGAGCGCCAAAGAAAGAACCGCCACCCATCTTGCCAGTGCGCGACTTTGCAAGAGCAATCGCAACCGCTTGAGCTTGCGGGTACTTACCAGTGTGAACCAGCTCGCTGATGTTGCTGCTGATAGCGGACTTGCTTGTGCCTTTAAGAAGCGGCATGACTTACCCCGGCGAAGATGTGACGTTGATAGATTGGCCCGTCCCCGGAACGATTACCAAACCACTGGTAAAAAGTTGCCCAGTTTTAACGACACCAACAGTAGTCGGTGTCGCGCACAAAGCGTTTGCAGCCGCAGCAGTTGCAGTAGACAACGCATTATTGATCGTTCCGGCTCCAGATCCTGCAACTAAAACAGCAAAATTGACCAAATATCCCGCCCCCGTCATGATAAGAGTAGGCGCTGTAACCGTTGCAGAAGTCTGCGTTCCAAGCCCCCTCAACGTGCTTTGAGATAAATTATTAAGCGCTACAACGCCATTCTTCTGCGTAGTAAGGATGTCACCGAGATTGGCAGTCATCAGAACCTCCCATCGGGCTGCAAGCGATAACGGAAATTTCCCAACCGCCAGAAAGATCCAATGTCGCTACTTTCAACCTTGATTGAAACAAGCCGCCCCCTAAAACGAGGTGTTATATATGTCGTTGCCTGCGTCAACGTATATGGGCCATAAGTATTTGGCGTCTGTCCCGGATAAGCCGCTACATAAAACGTCAGCAAAATGTTTGCGCCTTGCGTACCGCCATAATAGCCCCATTTCATGTCAGGCCATACTTGGTCAATGAACATTAAGACATCAGCTTCAGAAAGCACGAAATAGCCAGTTTGGAAATAGGCATCCATAGGCTGACCATCAGCATCGGTAGATGTCTCATGCTGGTAAATGTAACGGTTTAAAGCCGCGCCAATTGGCGCTCCTAGAACTGATTCATTGATCCATGCACTGCGCGCAACATAAGGGTTTGAAGTAGAATTAAACCCATAGTCCCACTGGTCCAAAACAAAGTTGTATTTCACATAACCATAATTCTCACCGCCGTTTCCTACAGTGGGAAAATACCAAGAAATTTCGCCAAAGCGAGAATTGGGCGCAACTCTGATGTGGTCAAGATTTGATGTGTCAAGATCTTGGAAGATCACGTCCCATACAGGGCAACGTATTGGCTCAACACCGTTGCCGGACAGTCTATAAAATTGGCTTGCACCCATCCAATAGACCACGCCATTGACGGACGCCGCCGCCTTGCGTCCAATCAAACCGCAACCCGTTCCCAGTTCATTGAACTGGTAAACATAAGGAGGGCCAACATACTGCATAGCCCACAAGCCAAGATCCGTCCAAATCAACCCCTGTTGGGGGCCTTGGATACATTGAACAATGCGAGATCCTTTAGGAATGCGATACGAGCCCGCTTGATTAGTGATTAGCGCCGTCCATTGAGTGAAATCATCGACATCAGACCAACGGATTAACAGAGGATCTTTTATGCCATCAAAAGTAGATCCCCACGCAATAACTTGCCTTTGCGGCATCGCAACGAACATGCCATCATTGACAGTAGGAGCTTCAGGAATAACGAGGGCGATTGGTTGACCAGTCGTTGGAGACCATTGGTATATAGGCCCGTTCAATGGGCACGAAATTAAAATCTCGCCCCAGTTATCAAGCGTCCAGTCAATGGCATTGATAGGCGTTCCCGTAGTTAAAGTAGGCGCATTGCCAGCACCATAACCACCTTTACCATATCCGCCGATGCCATACCCGGTTCCTGCCGCCAGAGGGCCAATGCCTTTATAGTAGACGTAGTGTGCATTGCCGCTGTTTAAAGATCCGGTAGTTGTTGAAGACGCATTGTTCTTGCCTGCAATAGTGAATGTGCTGCTACTAGGTACTGAATTAACAATAAAGTTGCCATACAGAGTGACACCGCCAACAGTGGTAGCAACAAGAACAGGAAATGTGTCTCCAACAGCATAACCATGATTAGCAAGCGTGACAGTAATTGTGCCGCTACCCGAGGTCGTTGCAAAGACAGGTACAGCGCCTCCATTGGAAACAGACGATGTTGCAAGAGCGGGAGATCCCAAAGCATTCAGGGCATAGATTGTGTAAGTGTTTGCACTTCCGCCGGGGTTGTAACATTGATACTGCCCAAACAGGACAAGTCCACCAACGCCAATTTGTGTTTGTATATCGACGGTGTCATAGCCAGACACATTACGGCCAGTGTCGGTTATTACAACCGCATTGCTGCCAGATATAGTTGTCGCATTGACCGCCACATTGACAGTAGTTTTTTGAGGAGTGATGTCGCTTGAGCCGCCCGAAAGGATAACTTGCAACGTACCGCCGCCGCCAGATGCTACTCCTTCAGCGCCCACGCCAAGGTAAGAATTGCCATTAGTGTCTTCCCATGCCCACAGAGCGCGAACAATAGAGCCTATGGTGTTGGAGTAAAATTTGGTCCACCCACCAAGCTTCTGCACCAATCCGCCAAGTGTCTTATCAGGAATGAACCTGATAAGTTGGCTCTGTGAAATTGCAGCTTCATTAAGCGCGGGAGTTTTGTTTTGATCAACTCCCGGCATAAGTTTTAATGATTGGTGGGGCATGTTTTACCCCCTCGTCGGGATAGCGACAGGCGAAAGAGATTGAGACGACCAAGCAGCGCCTTCAAACTTCTTCCTGTACTCTTCACCCAAAGCGCTCTTCAGCAGAGCTTGATACTGGCTTTCATAACTGACCGCCATTTGCGGGTCGTCATTGGCCCGGCCAAAATTGCGCTGATATGCACTAATGTAGATCATTGAGGCCATGATGAAGATGTCGGGCAGGTAAAGACTGATGAAGGTGGTCAGTGTCGTACCATTGGTGCCGTCGCCAAGGCTGCCGGGACGATAGGTTCCCACAATCTCGACCGTATAAGCAGCGTCGGGGTATGGGCCAACCAAGAAGGTCCAATTGGAGTTAGCATTGCCGCCAAAAGGCGCAAAATACTGCGGGAGCCCGGTGCTGGTCGCCACCCCAAAGACAGCGTCCAAATACTCTCTGGTGGTCGGGAGAAGCGGGTTGCGGGTGCCAAGATCTGGATTAGTGGTCGTCGATGGCGTGATCACATTGATCTGCTCGGGGACAACAAACGTGCTGGTCGGGACGATGACCTGACGGCTGCCAATTGTCATGCTGTATGAGGTAGTTGCGATAGATGTGAACAGGAAGTCGAGATCGCGGTACATGCGGTTCTCGGCATAGGAGATCATCTGAGGAAGGATAATCAGGTACGCAGGATCGGTCTCCGCCACAACCGCCATCGTGGCGATCTGCGTCTTGTAGCTGTTGGTGCCAGCTACTGAACCGTCATACGAGAGGCCGGTGGTCATAGAAAAAGCTCCAAGTTCCCGGCACTATACCAGCTATTTCGCTCCAGCGCACCAACCCTCTCGGCGAGCATTGTTTTGCTTGACCTCGATGATCGTGGCGGTCGTATCCTTGGATGACCAAGAAACGTCCCGCCAAACATCGCAGACTGCGCCATTAGTCGGCGCGCTTATGGCCGTCAGACT